GGAAAATGATAGGATTCTACTTTTAGCTTCTTCGGCTTTTGGAAAGCCATCTACGATTTCAGTTTCAATATCGACGAAGTATGTTTTAGGCATATTATATGCGAAGATTTCTTCTTTATCCTTTGCAGGTAATGAATCTAAGAAATAAGTTAAAGAAAACTTATTGTATCTTCTTGCACTTCCTAGTTTGACTGATCTGCCATCCCAGTTTTTGTGATCTAGGCTTCTGCCTTTATCATTATCATTACATACATACCAGTTCTGATACTGTGAAATTGGATATTGTTTAAATGCTACTTTACCTTCGGTGTCGTAATAAGAGATAATAACATCCTTATCTCTCTGTTCAATATCTAATATCATTAATAGTTATTTTTCTGACGGTTAACATTCTCTTCTGCTTTTGCGAAGTAGTAGTTGTATGCTGTTTTAGCATCTAGCCCAATTGAAGCGGCGTAATTAATAAAGAAGTGTAGAATGTCTACCCATTCCATATACAATTCTTTTTTGTCGCCTTCGGACATGTCAGAAATTTTTAACTTATCATATTTAGTGAAGTCTTTTTTCCAGTATTTCCATACTGCATTACCACTTCCGTCTTTAATACCACCTAGAGCATCTGTCATTTCATGAATTTCGTCAACTACTGCATGTGTGTTACAGTGCCAGAAATCCATAATTTCTCGGATTGTCATATCATCAAAGTTAAAACCATAAGTCTGCTCTTGCATCTTCTTTTGGTTTTCCATGATATCTGCTAAGTGTGTTGTTGATTGGTCGTAAAAATCTTTTACTTCTAGATCTTTACATTCGTTGTCAATGTTTGCCATTTTTTCGCTACTTTTTAATGTTACTTATTATTCTACTTAAAATAATGAATCTGTTTTTAATTCTACTGGTTTTTCTACTGATCTTTTATTAACATTGTTAATAGCTTCAAAGAGATCATTGTTAACAACTTCTGGTGCGTTGTGTAATTTAGCTAATCTTAAAGAGTTTTTTCTAAACTCTTCTCTTCTTTCGTTATTGTTTGCTAATTCTAAAATCTGTGGAATAGAAGCTGCAATATCTTCTTTGTCTACGAAGATTGCAAAATCTTCAAGTTCTATGAAAGGAACTCCTTCTGTTCTGTGAATAACGTGAGTTCCCCAGTGTTTGTCAAATAGTGGTATAGTTCCCGCTGCAATAACCTCACACATTGCATATTCAATCATTGAACCATAGAGTCTTTCTGGTAAGTTAAAGAATTCTGCACCGAACATTGATTTTCCAAGTTCTGCCATTCCTTCTGCTAAATTATAAGGACCATACATATACATTTTATCTTCGACTTGTGGATATGTAACAGGGTTTTTAATTTCATGAACTTCAAAGATATCTTCTCTTAGAGTTTTTCTATCTTCTTGTAAAAACATAGGAAGAGCTCCAATAGATCTTTCAACTCCTCTACATTCTGTTACGAAATTATTACCTTTCAATAGTTCCATGATATCGAACATTCTAAAAGGATCTTTAAATCCAGCAAATCTTCCGAAGTATGTAGTTCTTCTTTCTTGTTCTTCGACTGGAACCACAATATTAGACCATGCATCATAGTCATAAGGATTAAGATTCATTTCAATTAATGGAGTATCAGGTGCATGTTCTCTTAATTTATTTGCAAAATTAGATCTTGCAGAATAGTTGAACATAGCGTCCATTGATTTCATGATTTCCCAATACTTATAATTCTTTGCTAAGTTTGCAGTGTTATGATCTAGGCAGTTTCCTATTTTAATAGGATTTTCTAAACCATAAATACATTGCTCAATAAAATCTTCGTTGAATTCATCTCCTACTGATTTATGTGGATACGATGTGTAATATACTACATCACTTTTTTCAAGTTCTTTAGCAATATTAGGAATATCCTTTCTTTTAAATTCAGTGCAAACAATATCTGTAGTTTTATGGCGAGGCCATTTCTTTTCTACCGCTGCATAAATCGTGGCATCATGGCCTTCTTTTATAAGCCAATTATAAAATTCGATCGTGTGTCTTGTGAGTCCACAACCTTCAACTCCTTTTGCTAATACTAATGCTATTTTCATATTTGTGATCCGTGTTTTATGTTAAATCCTCCATGTTTTCTGTATGATTGGTCTTCTTCTCCTATTTGTATTTCTCCTTCATATCCTTTTTCAGATGAATCAGAATATACGTCCATTTCGGAATAGACTAAATCTCCTAATGCGTTATGAGTTTCTTCGTCATTTACCCCGATGTCAGTTCCTACTAATTCGTCCATTCCTTCAAGCTCCCAATAGTTTTCTGCTAAGTATTGAACAAATTCTTCTTCAGTTGTTCCTTTATAATTAGGGAATTTTTCAGTGTCTAATGTTACGATAGGAGTTGCTTCGGCAATATATCGATACTCGGTTCTTCTTACCTGTACTTTCATTTATTTTCCGTTTTCGTAATTATCTAAACCTTGAATGTATGCTACTGCATCTAAGAGATTATCTCTTTTATGATTGTAACTTTCTCTTGAAAACTTAAGAGCAACTAATGCTTTAAACATATCAGCGCCACTTACATCATGGCCTGTCATACCTTTAAATATTAGGGCAGCTCTGTCCATGCCTTCTGAAAAAGGACCGTAATTACGATCCGCTTCTTCACTCCTGTTGTTTACAATTTCGTTTGCTTCTTCTAAGATACTTTTCATAAGAATGTGTTTAACTATTATACTCTATATATGCGTTTTGTTTACGGCTAATTTTTCTAATTTTGATTCTACTAGAATTATTAGATCTTCAATTCCTTCATTATATGCGAATTGTGTTTCGTGGTCCATGTTTGCATACTTAATTTCATCTGCTGCATTGGTTAGTAGATTAACCAATACCTTTACGTCTTCTTTGCTCATCTTTGTTTTATTTTAGTAAGTTTTCTATTCCTAATTCTTCGGCGAAAGCAACCGTGATATCCTTTAGCAGCTTTACATTTTCTTCTGAGAAATCAGTGTTATCAAATTTAAATGAAATTGTTTTATCATTTGCACCTGTGCTTTCTTTTACGAATTCAAAACCCGGAACTTTAGATTTTATACTGTCAATTATCTTTCCTGTTTCATCTATGATTCTAGTAAGTCCATGATCTTTAACTAAATATCCAGATATTTTAATTCCAAGGTCATGATTCTTTTGATTAATAACCCATTCAATGCCTAATCTAGAACCAGTGTATGCCTTTCCAATATAAAGGTATCTACTACGGTGTGGTAAGTCTTTTCTATTTTTGAATCCCATTTCAGATGAAGCTACTTTCATCCATTTTAAACCAAGCTCCTCAAGTGAGGCGAGTTTAACTGTAACCTTTTCCTTCTTTTCTTCTATTCCATATACATCTGCAAAATAACCTTGGTCATTAAACCTCAAGTGTATGGCGTAAGAATCTTCCATCTTAGAAAATTGATTAAGATAGGGTGCATCGAATTCTTTAAACGCAATAGCAAATGAATATACTTGTTCGTAATCCTGTTTAAGTGTATTTGATTTCAATATAAATTGTTCATGGTGATCATTGTCCCATTTACCCTTTTGAGATTGACTCATCACTTCAAAGTAATACATCTGTCCTTCGTCTTCAAACGTAAGATCAGCTCTTTTGGTTGCCATTCCAATCATGATAGGTGTTTCTAAATTTCTGTCTATGTCTTCAATACTTGATAAACCACATGCTTCGATTACAGTGTTCATTTCTTCTTTGCCAAAAAAGGCTTCTACGAATTGAGTTTCTCTATTACATTCATAGGCTGAAAATACATCTGCTAATGTGTGGTCGTTGGTTTTAATTCCTTTCGAATATCTTTTCATTTATTGCTTTGTTTATTAATTACTATACTAATATAACAAAAAAACCCGAGATAAAAAAATCTCGGGCTGCTTTTTTTCAAAAAAAGTGCAATTTTTTACAAGTCTTCTGGAAAATACTTGTCAAGTGCTTCTAATTTATCATCAGCATCGACTAACATTGATAAAGCTTCTTCTGCATTTTTATAGAAATCGCCAGTTGAGTGATCTCCGATACCAGATCCTTTATTTCCTAAAAGATCTAAAGATAAAAGTGCTTTTGATTTTTCAGCTAAGGCGCTAGCTCTTAGCATTTCGATTAATTTCTTATTCATAATTGAGTTTCTAGTAGTTTAAATGTTTCTTCTTTTAAAAATTCTTCAAAGGATAAAGGGATCATTTCTCCTAAAATAGCATTTACCTTTGAGCTATTAAGTGCGTATCTTCTATCGTGTCCGAGACGGTCTGCTACAAATTCAAATTCAGGAGTTTTGCCCATGATGTTTCCTATCATTTCAATAACTTCTAAATTAGTGTATCTTTCCTCTGAACCAATATTAAATACTTCGTTAATTCGGTCTGACATCATTAAGTTATAAATAACTAAAGTGTTGTCTGTTACGTCCATCCATTCTCTAACTTGCTTTCCATCTCCATAAACAGGAATTTTCTTGCCTTCTTTAATAGAGCGCATAATAGTTGGGATAAATTTTTCTTTATGTTGATGAGCACCATAATTGTTACATGTTCTGGTAATAATATATGGAAGATCAAACGTTCTGTTAGCTGAAAGGACTAGCATGTCTGATGATGCTTTAGTCGCCGAATAATAAGAAGAAGCTACTAACGGAAATTCTTCATCCGCTACTACGTCCTTACTAATATCGTCCATGTCTCCGTAAACTTCATCTGTAGAAATATGAATAAACTTCTTAAGATTAGGGTTTTGTCTGGCACATTCTAAAAGATTAAAGGTTCCTTCGACGTTTGTTCTAACGAAAGGTCTACCGTCTTTAATAGAATTATCTACATGACTCTCAGCTGCGAAGTGAACAAGGAAATCATATTCTCCTAGATCTTCTACTGTTACTTCGCAAATATCTTTCTGAATTAATGTTACTTTAGTTTTAATGTTATTTGGATTTGCAGCATAAGTCATTTTATCAACTACTACAATTTCCGCTGTTGGGTTTTTTCTACCAATCGTGTTTACAAATTCAGATCCTATAAATCCAAATCCACCAGTTACTATTATTCTCATTTGTTATTAATTATTTTAGCCGCTTCATCAGCTGTTAATGACTTTACGTTTTCTTCTATAATAGAAGGATTCTGTAAGATGGTTTGCTTAGTTATTAAATCTTTAATTCTTGTCGTAGACCAATTATGTGATCTAGTTGTATAAATAACCTCAATTGGCATGTGATCTCCTGTGAATCTTTTACCAATGTAATCATCTCCTAAAATTCTAACATCTGGTTTATAAAATTCCATTAAGTTAATAAGATCTTCTTCTGTTTGATATGTAACTACTTCGTCTACGTATTTAATAGCCATTAAAGTTTTATATCTTTCGTATAATGGAATTACTGGCTTGTATTTAGTAAATCTAGTTTCCGAAGGATCTCTTTGCAGAAATACCATAAAGTAATCGCAATGTTCTTTTGCTGTTTCGAATGTGTAAATATATCCAGGGTGAAGAAGATCGAAGTTCCCTGCTGTAAATCCTATTTTACCTTTATTTTGATCCATTTATTTTATTTTCTTGTAACTTGATTCTGAGCCACAGCTGGTGAATAATTATTTCAATAGATTTTTCATCATCTTCTTCAAGTGCAGTGATGATAGTAAAGTTATCAACTAATTTTCTAGCTCCATCTAGATGAGAAAGACTAGAACATGAATCAATCACAGTTTCGATTTTCTCTATCGCTTGAATTGACCATGTGTTAAAGTTTTCGGGTCTGAAGATAATGTTATCCATATTGTATTATACTTAAAAAAACTAAATTGTTTATATTTTATATTTAGATCTATACCACTTGATAAGAATACTTGCAGTGCTGTAGTTGGTAGCCAAGGGGATGTCATGGACATCGCAAAGTCTCATTAGCATTGATATATCTACATCATGTGGATGTTTATCGAGAGGGTCTCTCATGAATATTACGCCTGTGATTTCTCCTCTAACTACCATTGCCGCTATTTCAGCATCTCCACCTAGAGGACCACTCTGAACAGTAGAGACTCTAGTAATTCCGGCGCGTTCTACTTTTTTACCCGTAGTTCCAGTGGTGACTATGTCTACTGCCTCGTTATTAAAAAAATCTAATCTCTTAGAGACAAAGGCTACCATGTCTGCTTTCTTGTTATCGTGTGCTATTAGTGCGAATCTCATCTTGTCCATACTCTATTAATAAAAAATGCTCTGTAGTTATACAGAGCATTCTTAGATTGTTTAAATATTTTAAAGATTACCAGCTAGCAGCCCATACAAATTCAAATTTATGTTTCTTACAAAAATTTTCAATCATATCTGAAACCTTGGCTTGAGCAGCTTCGTATTTAGCATAATCTTTTCCATCTATAATATTATAAGCGCTTTCTCCATATTCATCAGGATGTCTTAATTCCCTTGGCTCGTCAGTCTTGTAATAAACCCTTTTTTCAGCCGTTCTAATATAAGGCATTCTTAATTCTATTCTCCTATGTGCTTTTCTTCCGCTTTCTTTTGCGATGTCATATTGTTTTTCTATTCTCGGCTTTAATCTAGTCCATTCAGCTAATATTTTATCATTAGCTTTAAAATCTGCTAGGATAGTTTTCATGTCAAATTCTACTCCGTTTACTCTTTTGTAATCTTTGAAAACTCCAACTACATCATCCATAAATTTATCAAAGCTAGAAATAGATTGATATGATCCATGAACAATTCCCATACCCCATTCGTCTTCTACTTCATTAGTAGATACTTTTTTGGTTCCATTAAATAATTTTGCAAATGAATAATTAGGTCTACGGGTTGAGTTGTTAGACGAAAACTTAAATACTTCATGTTTCCATGATTTTCCTCGAAGATCAATAGCTAAACACAAATTACCTCCATAATTCCATTCTGATCTATAAACTCTACATCTAAATTGAATTTTTGGAAATTCCTTTTTTAAACGCTCTGCCATTTGTAAACCATTACCGAAGTTAGATCCTCTTTTGTATGCTTCTTTACATTCTTTAGATTTTCTAGAAATAGCTAAAACCTTACTTATTGTATAGTATGTTTCTGAATCAAATATTTCATCGTCTGTTTCTTTATCTAAAACAGCACTTTCATTAATAGATTTTAAATGAGTCAGTTTAGTGGCTGTTGATTCTGCAAATGCTTCAATATCCCATTGGATTCTTTGCATTGCATCTTCACCTCTAAAGTTTTTCTCCACCCAATCAATAAGTCCTGGTTCGAATTGAGCGTTTTGCGCCATATCATAAGCATTCTTCCAACCGTCGTTTGATGCAACATCTTCTAGCCATTGGTCATATTTCTTTTGAGTCCATCTTACTTTCTTAACAGCTTTCTTATGAGGACCAGCTCCTAATGTTGACTTTACAGTATTATAATGGTCTGGACCGGCAAATATGCCTTCTGCCCATTCTTGATCTCTTTTATTACCGTCCCAGTATTTAATCTCTTTTCTGAATCTTCTTAGTGAATAATTACCACCTTCGATTTGTTTACGCTTTGTTACTTCTCCTTGTCTGTAACCTATTTCAATCTTCTTTTCTTCGGCAGTTTTAGGATCCATTTCGAAATGTAAAGATTTTACTAAATCTGCAATACCGTCAAACTTACCTTCATTAATTACTGATTCAGATAAAAGGCCTTCTAATCTTTCTCTTTCTTGTTCTAGCGCTTGAAGAGTTTCATTATCTAGAGGTTCTCCATCTCCTCCGGTCTCTGTGTCTATTTGCTTATCAATAACTTTAATAGCTTTTTTAACAGCAGACTTAGACATACCTTCATTGGCTGATCCAAAAGATTCAAATGATATAATATTTTTCATTTTACGTTGTTTCTTTTTATTCCTCTTTTTCTTATACTCTTCTTCAGCATCTCCTTTTCCGGCTGGAATATCCCCTGATCCAACTGATGTTTCAGTTGGTAAAGAGACTTCTCCCATTCCGGCCATATCGCCGAGTGATAAATTTTCGTTTAATTCCATATCTTAGTATTCAAACGGTGGTGTTCCATAATCACTTTGTTCAATACCATACCATACTCCTGATACTTGTAAATACCACCATCCGTATTTAGTATCATCTACTACTTTAAATTTCTTAGGTAATTTAACAGATTTCTTTGGAGCTCTAGCGATATACTTTAAAACTGGAACACCATCGTCCCATGTTTTTTTAGTTGATCTTGCTTGAACTGATTGTCCATCTGAAAATGCATCGAATGCCTTTGCATCTTCTATTTCATCTGCTAATAAATCGATAGCTGATTCATTAACGTATTGTTCAAATAATTTTACTTTTTTCATAATTACCAAACTATATTTTTGTTATCCCATTTAGCGATTCTTTGCTTAAGCTCTAGGGCTTTACGTTTAGCATCTCTCATATAATATGAAGAGGCTTTTCCGTATTGTTCTTCTTCAGTTTTCATATTAACGTATGCTGATACATATCCTTGATAATCTGACAATATATTTGAAATATAGTTATTTAAATCTCTTGGTCTAATTTCTCTTCCCTTTGGATCTTTTCCTATTGTTAATTCATTATAATTTCCAAGTTCTTTCTTCGCTAAACCAGCCATTAAGAATTGATGTGCATCTTCGATAATTTCTTTAACCTTTTTGTCTATTTTATCTGGGTTATCGGCTCTCTTAGCAAGAATATCATTATACCTTGTTAAGTTATCCTCTTTGATTTTCTTAGGGTTTGTAAGTGCAGTAGCTCCAGACTTTGCCTCTGCTCTTGCAGATGTTTTGTCATTAGTAGATAAAGAATCTCTTAATGCGTCTAAATTAATAATGTAACATTCGTCAGACACTTCTGCAATTCTTTTAATGTTACCTAGTCCCGTTCCACTATATTGGTTGTGTGATTTGTTAACGCCAACAGTATCTTTAGATCCAGGGTATTTACCCATGTTCCTAAGTATTCTAGTGCTTTTCTTACCACCTATTGTGTCATCGTTTCTTGTCCATATTGAATCGTTCTGAAACATTTCATTACTTCCATTAGAAACAGCTAATAAACAATTTCCAGGAATCATTTCAACATATCTTGAAGAAGGAGCATATTCGTTTTCTTTTTCATTTCTAGAAATCCAAAATACAATTACGTTTCCGAATGTTTTTGCTTTCTTATATACTTCAACTGGGTTGCTATTAGAAATTATCATATCATCGGTAACTTTATCTAGTGCTATTTTAGCAAGACCATATATACCTTTAATTAATTCCTTACCACCTCTTTTGATGTCTATTAATCCTCTTAACTTAGAAGAAGCTAGAGCCTCATTAAGTTCTAAAGATTCTGTTGCTCTATATTTTGAGAATTTAGCTTTTTTAAGTTTCTTAACTAATTCAGCTTCACTATCGTCAATGTGACCATATACCTCGTTACTTGTTGCTGCGTTTACTATTTCACCAGCATCGCCAATAAAATAAGTTCCTCCTGCATATTCGTCTCCATCCATATCTAGATCAAAGCCTCCGGCATCTAATGAATTTTTAGAAATTGAAAATTCTTTGCCGTCTGCTTTCGAAAGGGCAGCAGCTAATTTTTGTGCTATTTTAGCAGTATCTTTCTGCTTCATAACCATTGCTTCATTGATAAAATTATCGAAGTTAGTATATAGTTTCATTTTATATTGTTTTGTTTATAATAGTATATATCTTTTAATGTAAGGAATCATGTGCTAATTCATTAGCTAAGTCTCCATTATCATCTGTAAAATCTGATAATTCTTCGTCAGTCATTTCTTTTCCATTAGAATATTCACCATAGCTAAAGTATGCATCTGAAAAATCTGGATAATCTTTCATATCAACATCTTCCATTTCTAATGAACTAATATCTACTTTCTTTCCTTTAAATTTAATATAATTAGCTTCATTAACTACAGATTCTCCCATAATATATTTAGCTAATTTATCGATATCTTTTTGTGATTTAAATTTATATCTTCTAAAAACTTCAACATCTCCTGCCATTTCTATAAAATCTGACATTTCTTCCCATGTACCATCATTTTCAATTCTTTGAAAATCATCCATGGTTTCCATGTCAGTTCCTAATAAATCTTCTAAATCATTATAAGCTCCTGATATATCAGCCTTTTCTGAAATAAAAGATTCTATTGTTAAGCTAACTACTGGTTTAATTCCAGTTAATATCCTTTTTCCAAATTTAGAAAGACCGATTCCATTTTCACTTACTGTAAAGTATTTAGAATTTCTTCTCATCCATCTTTTATTGTCGATTGATTTTTCTTTTAGAATATTATTAAACTCTTCTTCTGTTAATACACCGTCGGCTAATGCTTCGATCATTGCGTTTCTAACTTTAGCAATTCTACCTGAAGTTTGTGCAGGATGATTATCTGTATATCTTCTTTTTATTTGAATTTTAGATTCTCTAAGACCCGGTTTCATTACGTTTAATTCCCACCACTGTTCTAATTGGTGATAAATATTTGCACCCATGTTTGAAATCATGAAGTCAATTACATCATCATAATTGTCTTTTTCATCTTGATAAAAACCAGGAGTATCGATATATTCTTTACCCATTATCTTTCTAACTTCTCTTTCTGGCATAGCATCGATTTCTTTTAAAAATTCTTCGAAATCTTCATCGTTTTTAAAACCCCTAGCTTCAGTAACCATTGATTCCATTAGGCCAATAGCAATATCTCCAACGACTCTATCTGCTTGTCCGTTTTCAACATATTTCTTATTAATAATAACGATCTTATTTCCAGATACTGGAATAATATACATTGGCATCATACCTGTACTAAAATCATACTTATATGCACCTTTAAGTTTTTTACCAATATCCATAAATGATTTACCATCATCTAAAACTTGTTTTACGTAATCGGCAATAGTGTCTAAGTTACCGTCGTTTTTAGCTTCAGTAACTACTGATTCTGTAATTTTTTTGCCTTTTTTAATTGAGTATTCCCAAATTAAAACATCGGCAATGTTATCTTCAATTTTTTTAATATCTGATTTAGATAAATTAAACATGAGTACTGATTCATAACCTTCGTCCTCTTTAAATTCTGTAACTATATTTCTATAATCATCGCCAAATAATTCTTCTAGTTCTTCTAGAAGCATTGACTGTGGAGCTGGTGTTGCAATTTGATATATCTTAGTATCTCTTGAAACAGCTTCGTTAACTACTGATTCATCTAATCCCATTTTGCTAATAGTTTCTTTTACAAATCTAACAGCATCTTGAATAGAGTAATCAAATTCTTTTGCGATTTTATTTAAAAAAGTTTCAACCATTTTCTGCTCTTTTGAAAGG